CGGCCTTTGATGCTGATGATTTAACAGTTGTAAAAAATGGAACGGTACTTACAGGAAACAATACTTCTACTATAGGCGACCTTACATCAGAAGATTACATATTTTCAGCAGGAACAAGTTTAGGAAACGATCATACTATAACATTTAAAACAGTACCTTTAAGCAGTGATGATATAGGTATTACATACTATGGAAACTCTGCTATAATAAGAGCTTTAGACGGTGCTAGTAATAGTGACGCAAACATAAAACCAAGTTATACAGGATTAACAAATTTTTATAGTAGGCAAAGTATACCTTCCTTTTTACAAATACCAACAGATTTAATACTTGTAAATTCTACAACAGGTACAGGTTATATTGGATTACAACATAAGCATACAGCAATTATTTCAACTAGTACAGCAGATATTACTACACTAGGCTTTACAAAATTACTTGTAAGTAGAACAAGTGAAAAAGTTGCAAATGCTTCATTTACAGCATCAGGTTCTAATGTTACAGTTGCATATCCAAATGCAGATCAAAAATATAGTACTAGTGCAAATAATTTTAATCATGTGTATATTACTAATGGCTCAGATACAGATGTAAATGGTAACGCAGTAATTACAGGTGCAAATAGTACTCATTTTACATTTACTGTAAGTGGCACTCCTGATACATCAGGTACATTAGATCATACAAGAATTTTAGAGTTTAATCTTAGTGGTGCACCTAGTAGTGGTAATGTAACTACAGCATTAAATACTGTAGCAGGTATTGTAAATAATACAGGAAATATAACTACAGGTTCAAATGTAACACAGGCTTGGCATAGTTTACAATTATTGCCACAATATAACCCTGCTACTGGAAATCAAATATCTTCCAGTAAAGTATATTTTACACATAAATCCTCACAGAGTAGCACTCCATTAGATTTTACACTTCACGAAAGTGGTACTACTTTAACTAGGTTACAACTTGTACCTAAATCATATACTAGAGATGATACAGTTAAAGCACAATTAGAAACTTTCTTATATGATGCAATGATAGATCCTGCATTAAATATATTTGAATCAGTTGATACTAATCAAGAGTATACTAGTAATGCAACAGTAAAGGCAACTATAGGCACATACAATTTAGATATTAATACAGAAGGTACAGAGATTACTTTTAACAGCAATGAAGAAGCAAGAAACTTTAGTACACTAGTTAATAAACTTTATTTTGAATATAGTATCTACAATACACCAGGTGCAGGAGGCTTAGGAAGTTTAACTGTTAGTTCACGTGGTTTGACGAATGTAAAAAATAATATTCAGTTACAAACAGCAGAAGGTGCCGCAAGTGGATTACCAGATGTAGCATATGATTCTACAGAAACTGCTAGTGTACCAGCAAGTGCCAATACAGCAATTAAGACATTTGATATGACTGCATATGATACGTTTGTTATAGATTATACATTAGATTACAGAAGTGGTGCAGATTTATATAGAAAAGTTGGTTTACTTCAATTATCAAGTTATGACTACGGTTCAGGTAATCCTGCAGATGTAGTTATACAGGATTATGCAACAGATAAAGCAGTAGGTTCTGTGACAGGAAATGTTCAATTTACAGCAAATGTGTCTAGTAGTGTACTAACACTTACAGCAATCAGTAGTGTTAACCAATCATGCAATATGAAGTATATTGTAAGAAAATGGAATGCACCTTTAACATAATGATTGATGTTTCTAAAAACTCATAGTTGTACAGATAGATTATCAATTTGGCGGAATGTAAGACAACATACATATAACTCTGCTGAAGATTTAATTAAAGAGTTTACAGACATAAAAAAGGTCCCTAGATACTTAGACTATTATACACCAAATAGTTGGCCTAATCCTTTTGAAATTGTTGCAGAAGGTTATTTTTGCCAGTCAGGTATTACGTTATTAATTACTGCTACCTTAATAAATAAAGGTTTCATAACTAGTAGCGAATTATGTATGCCAGTGATAAGTAATAACATATCAGGAGATGATGGACTGATACTTGTAGACAAAGAATTAGTTTATAATTTTTTACCTGGAAAAATAGTAAGTTGGGATTATGTAAAAGACAACTCTACCATTTATCAAGCACACAAAATAGATAAAGAAAAATTTTCTTATTGACTTTTATATAGTTATATAGTAAAATAAGTCTGCGATAAATATTACTTTACATAACAGATTTTTAGGAATTTACACACATGCAAGTACAGAAAAGAGACGGCACATTAGAAGATTTAAACATAGAAAAACTACATAAGGTAGTAATGTATGCATGTGAAGATATTTCTGGTGTAAGTGCAAGTGAAGTTGAGATTAATTCTAAAATCCAATTCTTTGATAAAATAGTTACAGAAGATATTCAAGAAACACTTATCAAAAGTGCCGCAGATCTTATCAGTGAAGAGTCCCCAAACTATCAGTATGTAGCAGGTAGACTTATTAACTATCATTTGCGTAAGCAGGTCTACAATACATTTGAACCGCCTTGCTTATGTGATATTATTCAAAAAAATATAGACGCAGGTTTTTATGATGCAGAATTTACTGATCTATACACAAAAGAAGAAATCAATACATTACAAGAATATATAGATCATAGTAGAGATGAAGTTCTAACCTATGCGGCTATGGAACAATTCCGTGGCAAGTACCTAGTACAAAATAGAAGTACAGGTGAAATATTTGAAACACCACAAGTAGCATATATGATGATTGCGGCTACATTGTTTAGTAAGTATCCAGCAGAAACCAGAATGAGTTATGTAAAGGCATATTACGATGCTATTAGTACATTTAAAATTTCCTTGCCTACGCCAGTAATGGCAGGTGTGCGTACACCACAAAGACAGTTTAGTAGTTGTGTGCTTATTGAAACTGATGACAGTTTAGACAGCATAAATGCAACTAGTAGCAGTATTGTTAAGTATGTAAGCCAAAAGGCAGGCATTGGTATTGGTGCAGGAAGTATTAGAGCAGTAGGCTCTAAAATTAGGAGTGGAGATGCAACTCACACAGGAGTTATTCCTTTCTATAAAATGTTCCAAAGTGCTGTAAAAAGTTGTAGTCAAGGTGGTGTAAGAGGCGGAGCCGCCACATTATACTATCCTATTTGGCATTTGGAAGTTGAGGACTTATTAGTACTTAAAAATAATAAAGGCACAGAGGACAACAGAGTGCGTCACATGGACTATGGTGTACAGTTTAATAAGTTAATGTATGAAAGATTAATTACTGGTGGTAACATCACATTGTTTAGTCCGCAAGATGTTCCTGGTTTATATGATAGTTTTTTTGCAAACCAAGACAAATTTAAAGAGTTATACGAAAAAGCAGAACGTATGACAAGCATCAGAAAGAAAAGTATTCCTGCTATTGACTTGTTCAGTGCTTTTGTTACTGAACGTAAAGATACAGGTAGAATATATTTAATGAATGTTGACCATGCTAATACTCATGGAGCATTTATAGAAGATGTAGCACCCATTAAACAAAGTAATTTATGTTGTGAGATTGACCTACCAACTAAGCCTTTAAAAGACGTAAACGATCCAGATGGTGAAATTAGTTTATGTACATTAAGTGCCGTAAATTGGGGTGTAATAAAAGACACAACTGAAATGCATAAGGTATGTAACTTGGCAGTAAGAGGACTAGACGAGCTTTTAGATTATCAGGAATATCCCATATTAGCGGCAGAACTAAGTACAATGAATAGACGCCCTTTAGGTGTTGGTATTATAAATTTTGCATATTGGTTAGTTAAGCATGATACATCATACCAAGAACCCAATTTACAATTAATAGACGAATGGGCAGAAGCATGGAGTTACGGACTTATAAAAGCAAGTGCCGATTTGGCAGTTGAAAGAGGGGCATGTCCTAAATCAATGGAAACAAAATATGGTCATGGTATTACACCTAATCAAACATACAAAGAAGATGTTAATGATTTAGTTAAGCATAAAGAAAGGCAAGACTGGAAAACATTAAGGCAACAATTAAAAGAAACAGGTATCCGTAATTCTACACTAATGGCACTTATGCCGGCAGAAACATCAGCACAAATAAGTAATAGTACAAATGGTATTGAACCTCCACGTAGTTATGTGAGTATTAAACAGAGCAAACATGGAGTACTAAAACAAGTTGTACCTGGATATCCATATTATAAAAACAAATACGATTTGTTATGGGATCAAAAGAGCCCACAAGGTTATTTAAAAATTATGGCGGTATTACAAAAATACATAGATCAAGGTATCAGTGTAAATACTAGTTACAATCCTGAGCATTACGAAGATGAGAAGGTACCAATGAGTGTTTTAATACAAGATATACTGATGTTTTATAAATACGGTGGCAAACAATTATATTATAATAACACCTATGACGGACAGGGCGAAATCGATGTACATAAAGATGACGTTCAAGGCGAACTTGCCATCACTGAAATAGACGAAGAAGATTGCGAGAGTTGTAAAATATGACAGTACTAGATACAAAAAATAGAAAGCACCATACCAAGGCTACTATGTTCTTAGACCCAACAGGAGGTCCTGTCGTACAACGATATGATACTCTCAAATACAAACAGTTTGATAAACTAACAGACAAACAGTTAGGTTTCTTTTGGAGACCAGAAGAAGTAGACATCGTAAAAGATGCCACTGACTTTAAAAATCTTACTGATTTTGAACAACATATTTTTACAAGTAACTTAAAACGACAAATTATACTTGATAGTGTACAAGGTCGCTCGCCTAATCTGGCTTTTTTGCCTATAGTAAGTCTTCCTGAATTAGAAACCTGGATAGAGACTTGGGCATTTAGTGAGACTATTCATAGTAGAAGTTATACACATATTATCAGAAACATATATCCTGACCCGAGCAAGGTTTTTGATGAAATGCTAGACATTAAAGAAATATGTGATTGTGCAGATAGCATAACAGAAAATTATGATAGACTTATAGAGTATAACCTTTTAAGAGATAAGGGTTATAAAACATATGATGAGTATGAGCATAAAAAAAGAATATGGTTAGCATTAATGAGTGTAAACATATTGGAAGGTGTACGTTTTTATGTTAGTTTTGCATGTAGTTGGGCATTCGCTGAGCTTAAAAGAATGGAAGGTAATGCCAAAATTATTAAACTTATTGCTAGAGATGAAAATGTCCACTTAGCAAGTACACAGCAAATGTTAAAATTACTACCACAAGATGATAAAGACTTTGCTAAGATTAAACAAGAAACAGCAGAAGAGTGTAAACAGATGTTTATAGATGCTGTGGAACAAGAAAAGGCTTGGGCAGAATATTTGTTCAAAGACGGTAGCATAATTGGTCTTAATGCAGAACTACTAAAGCAGTATGTAGAGTTTATTGCGGCCAAACGAATGCACGCCGTGGGATTGGAAAAGATATATAATAGTGGTACCAATCCATTACCTTGGACTCAAGCATGGATTACAGGTGGATCAGTACAAGTTGCTCCACAAGAGACAGAAATATCATCATACGTTATAGGTGGTACCAAACAAGACGTAGACGATAACACATTTAAAGGTTTTAGTTTATAATGTACAAAGACATATTAACAGACAGTTTAGGAAAAGTAGTATCAGTAAAGACAACTGCAGGTATTGAATTAATAGCAACATTAATGGGTTTTGATGAAAAAAGTTTAACTTTAACATTGGACAAACCTAGATTAGTTGTTGTTGCTGATGAAAGTATAGCAGTAGTGCCTTACACATTTACCAGTAAATCAAACGAAATATTTATTTTAAGAGAGCAGTACTTATCAGTAGATGCGGCTTTAGAAAACAGTTCAACAGATTATTTAAAATTATTAGAAGATACTGATTCATAGTAGATAAATAATACTATGCCTAAAGTAGCAAGATTTTTAGATATGGTCGGAACCGGACTTATACAAAGTACCAAGCCTACCGGTGTCTTTGTAGAAGGTAGACCTATTGCAACATTAGGCGATACAATTTCCACACATGGCGAAGCACCGCACATAAATCCCACAATCATTTTAGGTACTTCAGCCACAGTATTTGCCGGAAAGGGAAGCTCACCAGTTGCAATGGTAGGTTCAAAAGCATCTTGTATGCATTCCGTTACTATGGGGAGTTTTACGGTTAATGTAGGACTCTAATGTCCAATCTAGTTTCTGTTCGTGGCCCCCACGCCAGAAATACTAATAATATAATAAGAATACAATGGAACATGGGTAATTCATGTAATTACGAATGTGAAGATCG